GGGGGCGCGAGCGTGGCGGAGAAGGCGCGCGTGTGGGCGCCAGCCGTGACCCGCGCCCACCTGGGGCGGGCGGGGTCATGGGCAACGTTCCTGGCGACCGTAGCGCGGGACATGTACGTCACGTACCTCTGCGTGGCACTGGACAGGACCGCGAGCGCCTGGTCCGGGGTGCTGGTGAACAGGTGGCCGGCGGCGTAGCGGACGGTCTGGGCGACCTGGGTGTCGTCCACGGGGTCCGCCAGGACCGCCTCATAGGGGGTGCCGACGGCGCCAGCGCGCAGCCCCTCGAACCACTCGGCTGCCGCGGCAGCGGCGGCGTCCCCATACAACTGGGTCAGGCGCGGCAGGAACTCAATCAGCTCGTCTCTGGCTGCCTCAGGGAGGGTCAGATCCAGAGAGCGGAAGAACGCTGTGAGGTCGTCCTGTGCGGCCGTCGTGAGGCGGCTGGTGGCGGTGGAGAGCCGGTTAACGTCCTGCCTCGTCGTCATCGTCGCCTCTCACGCGCCTGCGCCTACGGCGCCGCCTGCGGCGCCCGCGCTCGTCCTCGTCGTCCTGGTCCTGGTCGTCGCGCTCGTCCTCGGCCTCCTCGGGGTCCTCGTCCTCGGGGGTGTCGGGGTCCTGGTCATCCTCCGGCTCCTCGTCCGGCCCAGCCTCATCCTCGGCGCGGCCAGCCAGGAGCTTGTCGAGGACGCCGGCAGCCTGGGCCCGGCGGATCTGGGAGCGGATACGGATGATCTGCTCCGCCGTGTAACCGAGCTCCTCCAGGGCCACATCCGTCTGGGCGAGCTCCGGAATCGCGCTGATCTGCTTGACCATCGCATCAGACTGGGAGACGACCGACGGCATCGCCGGGTTGCGCCACCTGGTGGATACGCGCGCCAGCTCGTCGTCCATGTCGTAGGCGCTGCCTCCATCGCGGAGGAGCACCATGTTCTGGATGACCCGGTCGAGGGCGTACCCGTTGGCCCGGTTGAGGGCGGTGGCCTCGATGACGAGGTCTTCCTTGCTCGCGTAGATCGCCTCGGCGGACGATGGATTGTCCTGGACGATCCCCAAGGACGAGATCGGCACGCACGACGCAGCCGAAAACTCGGCAGCCAGGGATCGGCGCATCTCCAGAAACGGCGTCATGGCCTGCTGGGGGATGACCTGTAGCTGCGGCAGCTGGCCGTCCTCATCCCGGGGGAGGGTCTTCATCCGGCCCATGTACCAGGTCCACAGAGGCGTTTTATTGCCGTCCTCATCCACGAAATCCGCCGAGTCCGCGCCGAGGAGGAGCAGCGCCGGGGCCGCATACAGGTCGGATGAGATCTCCATCCGATACCCGGCGCGCACAGCCCGGTCCGTGATCGACATGACCTCACGAGTGATCCGGGAGCGCCCGAAAGGCCTGGCGATGGAGGGCTGGTGAGCGAGCAGCTCGATGGGGGTGCGGCCGAGGCCGTGGCGGCGCGTGTACTCGACCTGCCAGCCGTGGCCCTCGCCAGTAGTCATGGAGGTCACCGTCTCCGGTGTCATCATGACCAGGGCGGTAGGGCGGCCCAGGTCGTCCACGGCCGTGACCACGAGGCCGGCGGACAGGGCGCGGCGCCGGGAGTCCCAGATGCCGGTGGCCCACTCCGCGGAGGCGGAGGAGACGATCACGGCAGGGTCGCCGGCCTGCACGTCCCCAGGCAGGGTCGCCATGAACGCGCAGGAGTAGGTGAGCTCAGCGTCGATCGCCTGCGGCACCTCCAAGCTGAACCTGTTGGCGTGGAGGAGCATTGACAGGTCGAACGGGTCTTCCGCGCCGGAGGGGACCGTGATGCCGTCCCACATGCACCGGGCGGCCAGGGCGGTGACGGCCTTACCGGGCCAGCCACAGACCACGTTGAGGGCGTCCCGCATATACGTGGGCACGGAGGCGCCCAAATAGTTCAGGATCACGTGCATATCCCGGTATGCGCGCCGCAGGGCGTTGCGCTCACGCTTGCGTTCCCACTGACGTATCAGACCACGAAAAACATCCTGATCGACGTCAGACAGGTTGGCGACCTGGGTGCTGGAGGGGATCATCATGCGGTCATCACCACGCCTCTGCTCCTCCCCCCGTCGCTCTTGGGCCTTCTCTTGGTCGTTTTGGTGGCCCACAGGGCCAGAGTGATGGCGTCCAGGCCCGCCACCGTGTGCCCCTCAGGGGCCTCCCACCCGAATCCGCCGTTCGTGCCGATCCGCCGCCGCCTGGCGACGCCGACCTCTATGGCCAGCTCCGGGTCGGACAGGTGGGTCATGGTGTGCTCGCGGATCGCGGCGTCCGTCATGGCGTGGGCGGTGATCGCGTCGGCCGCCGACGGCGTCCAGACGACTTGACCACGCATGCCGGCATCGTGGAGCCGGTCCACCATGTCGCCCGCCGCGCTCTTGCCCTCGACGACAACCTGCGCCCACCGGTGCCGATGCTCCAGCAGGTAGTCAACGATCCACTGGACACCCTCCCCCATGGGGCGTACACCCACGAGCTCGGTATGGATGCCGGCGTCGGCACGGCCAGCACGAGCCAGGCCAGCGGTGGCGCCGTCCACACTGAATCGGACGGCGGCACACCAGCGGGTAGCGCCAGACGGTGCCCTGGTCCCAGGGATCTCGCAGGCCACCCAGTCGCCAGCGTCGATCGCCAGGCGCGTGGTGTCGCGGTCCCAGATGCCCAGGCCCTCGCGCCGGAAACTCTCCGGCCCAAGAGCGCGCTTCATGCGCAGGATCGCCGCTTCTGGCGTCCGGTGAGGGTAGGAGGGGTTGGCCTTACGCCACTGGGCACGATCCTCAGGATCGGCGTCCTCGTCGGCAGAGAGCTCGACATAGGTGCCATCCTTGACATCCCCGGCCAGTGCCTCCCGCCGGAAGTTCGAGAAAGCCTCGGACGGGTCGGTCGGCTTCGGCGGTGTCCCGAGGCGCAGGATGAGCGGGTTCCGGGCCGTGTTGGTAGCGGGGACCATGTCATCCAAGGCTTTCTGGCCGAGGATCTGGGCCTCATCGAAAACAATGACGTCAACGCCGGCGAATCCTCGACCGAATCCACCTTCTCGAGCCCCGAACAAGATCCGGGACCCGTTCTTGAACGTGATCTCCTGCTGCCCGTTGGCCTGCCGGACGCGCTCGACGTATGGGGCCACCTTGGACTTCCTGGCCGTCCCCTGCATGCTCCGGAAGGTCTCGTCGGCCGTCCTGGTCCGGTGCGCCGTCCACAGGACGAAAAGGTTCTTCTCCAGGGTGCACAGGGCGAAGACGATGGCACCGATGGTGTAGGTCTTCCCCGTCTGCCTCGGGATGCTGACCTGCACGCCGTCGATACCGGCCGCGTACAGGCCATCCTTGCGCTTCGCCAGGATCACCCGCCCCAGGCCGTCCTGCCACCGGTCGAATCCCAAGCCCATGCGGGCACACCGGTCACGCACAGGCGGCCACCCGGTCAGCGGGGCCTCCGGGTAGATCAAGTGGCGGGCGACCTCGGACAGGCGAGGCTCAGACGGCCTCCCACTCCTCGTCTCCGGCTGCCTCGCCACCCTGGACCCCCTCCTCACGCTCCGCAACATCCATGGACCGCAACTCTTTGTCGATATCCACCAAACGCCGAGACAACGCAGCCAGATCACGCGGCGGAGTCCCAGGATCATCAATCGTCTGCGCAATCCGCGCCCGCAACGTCATCAGGACATCCTTAGACGAGCCATCCTTGACGGCCTGAGCCACCGTAGAGGGAGCTGACTTACGACGCGGCTCATCCGCCTCGGAGACGACTCGCAATGACGCACCCATAACAGCCTCCTCTCAGGCATAGGCAACCCCGATAGGGGCACAGTGGTTGATAGATAAAAAACGGTGGGGAGAGATTTCGCTATGCCCACGGGGGGGCGCGGACGGGCGGGGGTGGGGGATCACCCCCCTGTACGTTTGTTCGAGTTGTCCGGTTGGGGTTTTGGCCTGCCCCGGCCGGTGGGCGCCAGCTGTGTCCGCTCTCACTCTCCCTGTGTCACCATCTGTCTGTGGTGGTGGCTGGCGCGATTTGGATTGGTTGTGTGCGGTGGCGTCGGGCTTTTTTGTTTCCTGTTTTGCCGCCGCGTTTTTGGTTGCATTGTCTGCATATTATGCGGACGTTGTCTATGGTGTCTTGTCCGCCTTTGGACCACTCGATGATGTGGTCTGCTTCTGCACTGTTGGGTTGCTTGCCTTTGCTGTAATCAAGTATGACATTACAAAGCGGACATGTGTCTTGTCCTTGTGCTTGTGCTTTGCGTTTGGCTTGTGCTGCGACGCGCTTCCACTTGGTGGTTCCTGTGCGGCTTGTCGTCACGGTGTCCTCGTCGTGGTGTGCTGTGCTGCTGCGCTGTGTGTACTGCACTGTGTGTGCGACGCACAGCATGCGTCGCTGTGGTGTGGTGAGTGTGGTGTCGTGCAGTTGTACTGTCGTGCTGTACTGAGTGTGGTGTCGTGTCTGCTGTGTGGTGCTGATGCGCAGTGCGCACAGTGTGTGCTGTGGTGGTGCAGTGTGTGGTGCTGTGGTGTGCCGCAGCTGTGTTGATGGGGCGGGGTCCTGTGTGGTACCCCGGGTCCTGTGTGGTGGCCTACCCCGTGGTGTGGTGGGTACGCCCTGTGCGTGGGTGCCCCGGCTGTGGTGCCGCCCCTCCCCGGTGGTGACATGCCGGGGCCTATGTCTGGGGGTGGGGCGGCTTGTGAGGGTGGGGTGTGTGGTGCCGCCCTGCCCTGGTGGTGGCGGGGTGGGTGGGGTTTTGTAGGAAGTGCCGAAAGAAGTTCCCGGCCGCCTTTTTTCTGGCAGGCTGGGGTATCCTGCTGGTGTTAGCGGTGTCGCGCTGGGGTGGCGCCGCGTGAGCCAGGAAGGTGAGTCTGGTGGGGATTTTAACTGCGACGCGTTTCGCTGGTGCGGATGGGACTGTGACGCTGCAGCGGGATCGTGTGGATGTGCAGATGAAGGGGAAGCTGCGGACGACTCGGGTCCCGTATGCGTCGATCACGCGTGTGGGCTTGGAGGACGGTGAGGCCCTGTCTTCTCGGGTGACTGCGACGCGGCTGCTGCTGATCGGTGTGTTTGCTTTTGCGGCGAAGAAGAAGACGGGTGGGTCGAAGTTCCTCACACTGGAGTCGGATGAGGTTTTTGTGACGGTGGAGGTGCCGCGGAAGAAGGTGAATGAGGCACGGAAGTTTATGGCGCAGATTGAGCGGCGTCGTCGTTGATGCTGCTGGGTGCGCGCCGCCCCGGACCATTGAGTGTGGTTCGGGGCGGTTTTATATAGGCGTTCACGCATGGGTGTGCGCCGGTTGTGTGACATATATTAAGGGTGGCGCGTGTGTTTGTGCAACTTCCACAAGTGTATGACGGTCGCCACATGCACCTCATCTGTCCTCCCACTAGACACCACGTGTTGCGTCGCGATACACTTGGGCTATCGGGAGGGACCCGATGACCTACCACAAGGGAGATAGAAAATGAGCGGATATGCCAGCGGGAGCCAAGTCAGTTACATCGTCAATCTCTTCGACCGCAGTGATCTCACCTGGGGCGAGATGATCTCTATCCTCGACGAGGTGCACAATGGTGGATACCGGATGGGCGAGATGCGCAGCATCAAGCAGGCCGCCGGATACCTGAGTCGCAGTGAGGCGAGCGAGGTC